ACTGTAAGACTGTTGTAGTTGAATCCTTCACCAAGTACGTAGAACAAGTACATACCCTAGCCAACACATCGTTTAAGGGGTATGATATATGGTCATTCTATAACCGCACAATCCGTGCAACCTTGGATGCTGTAAAGAACGACAAAGCTACAGTTATATTCACAGCGGTAGATGACATCGTTAAGATACCACAAGTCACAGGAGGAGAAACTTCCCACCGTAGAATTAAAGTGCAAGGTAAGGTACATGAAGGAGCGATAGAGAAAGAGTTTCTAATGGTACTGTTTACTGAAGTACGTAAGAACGAGAAGACTGAAAAGATGGAATACTTTTTTCAGACTAATACTGACGGAGTTACATCAGCTAAGACCCCAATGGGTATGTTCGATGATCAACTTATACCAAACGATATTGTCACCGTACTTGATAGCGTTGACAAATATTACAAATAAGAATTTTCCTATGAGTGTAGGAAATATGTGTACGTTACACTTAATAAACACAAACAATAAACACTAAACTAAAGTTAAAACAAATGGCTACAGTAAGTCTAAAAGAAATAACGGAAAGTTCCGGTAGACCTTATCTACCGAACGGTACATACACGCTTCGCATTGTTGAAGCAGAACGTAAAGTAAGCAGCAAAGGCAACGACATGGTTGCAGTTGTAGCTGAGGTAGTTGAGCCTACAGAAGTTAACGGACCTAACGGTTTCGTTGAAGTCGGTGGTGTTCAAGTACGTGACTATCCTTTGATTCCTTCACGGAGTCTCAAGGAGTATCACAAAATCTTCGACCTTCCAGAAGAGTTTGAACTGGAAGACTACGATGAAATCGCAGACGGTATTAAGGGTAAAGCTTTTAAGGCTGTACTCTATACAAAGTCTGAGTCTAGAATGGACGAGATAACAGGTGATCCTATGATAGATCCTATCTCGAATCAGCCACTTGCTACCTATCGGTACAATGTGGAACGCAGGTTAGAAGCTGCACCAGATCACGATCTGGGTTAATCTAGTCTCAAACACAGAGACTTGCGGTATGGTGTGTAGAGAGATTCTACGACTGGTAGCTATGTTGGTTCTTAGTTCCATCTGAAACAAACGCAAGTCTCTACTTTAAGAAAATTATGACAGTACTTGAACAGGTAAAACAAATAATAGATAGTGTAGCTCCCGGTAAAAAACAAGACTCGGAAGCTGCCGCTCATAGGATCACAGAATTAATGTCTAAAATTTTGGTTATAGGATATAAGTCCGGCTTCCAAGATGGTGCATCACTTTTGTTATCTTACGCTAAGGATCACTTCGAAGGTAATAAAGATTTCAATAAGGAGTCTGAAGAGATCGCACTAGAAAAACTTGGTAAGCTAGAGTTGCCAGACAATGCGACAAAAACCGAGTGAAACTTACTCTGGTCTAACTGTTGTCATTGACACGCCTTCGCGTTTTGACCGCCGTGTTTTATTTAGCGGTTACGCGGGGGCGTTTTTTGACTCTACCCTTACAGTTAGTCGAGAATCCTGTGACTTACGTACACTGAGTACTATGAACGCAGGTCTGCTACCAAACACAAACGTAGTCTTGTTGCTTGGTCGTAAATCTTTGTATCAATATAAACCTGGCGTAGGTCTTGATGAACAAAGAGGAAACCCTTGGATAGAAGATGGAGTAACTTACATTGCATCTTATATGCCACAGGATACGTTTGATCGTAAGAACTATTTCAATCCTAACGAAGAGTACATAGGTGGTAGTGACGATGACAAAGTAACGCACGGTAAAACCAAGAGGCAGAACTGGAGATTCTGGTTACTCAAAGATATAAAGAAAGCGTGTCGGTATCTGTTGGTTAAGCCTATGATACAAGATGCACAAGAGGTAATCTATCCAGAATTAGATGACGTAGTTAAAGATCTAACTGAGACTAAAGGTAAGGATTTATTTTTTGATGTAGAAACCGCAAGCGATCTTACACTTACTTGCTTTGGTTATGGTTGGGATACAAAGGTTTCTATCTGCGTACCCATGTACGAGATACCGAGACAGGCTTACTATTACAATGGTAAAGGTACTGCAAAGATTTTAAGAGCTTTAGCTGTAGCCTTCCGTGACAATACAGTAGTAATACACAACGCACTATTTGATCTGTTTGTTATGGCATACAAGTACGGTATCCCAGCACCTCGCAAAGTCTACGACACTATGCTTGCACACCATAGGCTTTACCCAGAGGTAGAGAAATCTCTCGGTCATTGCATCTCACTCTACCTAGACAGAGAGTACCACAAGAACGAGGGAGTCTTTGAACCCCGCAATCAGCAGCAGATACTTTCACTCTACCACTATAACGCAAAGGATGTTGTAGCACTGGCTTTACTCAAACCAAAACTAGAGCGTCACGCTGCACAACTTCACGCAAAGGAAAGCATACAACAGGTAAACGACAGTGTTACTCCGTACCTGACTGCTATGTTCCAAGGACTTAACTACGATAAAGATAAACTAGATGCACGTATAGCCTACAACAATAGATACTGTGCTCAAATTTCTCGTATGTTAAAGCTGCTTGTAGGTTATGAAATTAATCCTAACAGTCCTAAGCAGGTATCAAACTATCTGTACAATTGTATGTTGTATAAGAAACCTGCAAAGGATCTTACAAATGAAAAGACTTTGTTGCAGCTACGACTGAAGCATCCTAACCCTGTGCTTACTTTGATTCTAAAGTACAGAGAGATGGCTAAACAGTCTGGTCAGTTAAAGTTTCCTCCATACGTTCCACGTGGAACAACTAAAGAAAGAGTAACAACAGCGTATAATCTAGCGGGTACTACAAGTTTCCGTCTAGCATCACGTAGGCTACTGAACAGATGGGGTACTAACGTACAGAATTTTCCTAAAGAATTACGTAAACTATTTATACCAGATGAAGGCAAAGTATTTATACAAGTGGATCAGTCAGGTGCAGAAGCTCTTATTGTTTCTTATCTATGTTACGAAGGTAACTTTCGTAGTCTGTTTCTACATGGTATTAAAAGTCATGTGTACGTTGCCCTTCGTCTTTTTGCCGATGTGTGGTCTGCAGAACTGGGTCGTTCAGTTGATGAGTACTGTGCTGCACCTATTGGAGAAGTTACTAAACTTAAAGGATGGAAAGAATTAGATACCTTAATAAAGTCAAGTGACGGCTGGCCAGCAGACAAGCGTTACTACTTTATATCCAAGATGGTATGCCACGCCAGTAACTACGGTATGAAACCTCCTACGTTTCGTATCAATATGCTACAGAAATCAGAAGGTAAAGTTTCCATATCGCTTGCCGAAGCTAAAAGATTCTTAAATACTTACCACCAACTATTCCCTGAAATACAACTATGGCAAACAGAAACTATAAACACATTGCGACGAGACGGTATTCTGCGTAACCTGTTTGGTTACCCGCGAGTGTTCACAGCACAAGTGGAAGAATCTATGTACAAGGAAGCCTACGCCTTCGTACCTCAATCTACTGTAGGCACGATCACAAACCTAACATTTAGTAAAATGCAACAGAAAATAGAAAATCCAAATGACAAGCTATCTACTATGAGTGTGGACATAGTACAAAATAACCATGATAGCGTATTACTCCAATGTCCACCAGAACACGCAGACTACGTAGCCGAAGAAACTGTTAACGTAATGAACTGTGAGTTGATCTCTCCTAGAGGTGAGAAGTTTAAGATGAAGAGTGAAGCTTGTATAGGCGACACATGGGGAGGTTTAGCGTGACGAATCTAGAGAAGTGGAGACACTATCTGAAAGATTTAGAATCCCCCAATCTCTACATAGACTGGGGATTTTACTTTCTTATTAGTACCTGCCTACAACGTAGGGTATGGACTTCCCAAGGCATCAACGCAATCTATGCTAATCTCTTTATGCTTTTTGTAGGCCCACCTGCTTGCGGTAAGAGTCGTGTTGTTTATATGATAGCAGATTTGATAGAAGACAGTGAACTGAAGATCATGAGTAAGGACAAGAAAC